AACAAACTGACATGCCAAGTAGTAATTCTTTGTGTTATTTTTAATAATTTATTTTTCATTTTATATTATAAAAAGTATATTTAACAGTTAACTCTTCTCCTTCATCAATATCTTTTAAAGCAACTAAATCATAGCGAGTATAATCATGTTTAATTTTAATATCGTTTTCATTTGTCATAAAGTATCTACTTTTGGTACAGTTAGGTGTATCTGAATGATTTATAAATCCACCTAAAGGAGTACGGATTAACACGCCATTCATTTTCATATGACTTATCCCTAAAGTAATTCCTTCAGGGATATCCTTTTTAGCAAATAACCCAAGACCTTCAATACCTGAAGCTTTAATTGTTAATGAATCAGGTAATGGTTTATACATCTTGAATTAACTTTTTAATATCATCTTCTAACTTTTTAGCTACAGAATTACAATGATTAATTACTGCAGCACATAGGTTCCCATGATACTTATACCCCTTCAATGCCTCCCTTATCTTTCCTACAGGCTTTCCACCATAGTCAATCACAATGGAATTCTCCTTGTTTAATCCAATCTTTAATTCAAACAATAATCCTGTGTGTTTTGCCACATCATTTTTTTCCATCACTTACTCCAGATGCTTGTTTCTTAACAAAATCTGCACCAATACTAGGGTCTAGCTGATTTAGTGTTGAAAGCATATTCATTAACTTAACAACTTCAGCATAAGGTTTTGACATTAAGTACCTCATTATTTCCGTTAGTTGTGCAGAACTTATTAAGAAAGTTCTAGGGTTTGGTTGTTGTTGTGTTGGTTTTTCCTTTGAGTTATTAGTCATCTTTCCTCCTGTTATTATTGACCTCTAAATTGATAGTACTTATCCTCTATTAAATCTCCATCTAATAAATAAGGATTACTATCTTCTTGTTTATTAAAGATTTCCTCTAAATCTCTAACAGTTTGATTAAGGGTTCTACCTTGTTGAAGACAACCACAAACTAAATCATCCACTTCTATTAACGCTTGTTTTACTCTACCCATTATGTTACCTCCTTAATGAGTCTGTTTAAATACCACTGTGCTTTTTCTAAATCTTCCAATGGTTCTCCTTTGAACTTATATCTTGCTACATACTTTAGCACATTACCTTTAAGATACCCATGATACTCGTCCTCTGTCATACAATCTCTTATGACTTCTATAGTTTCCTTTTTACCATACTTATAATGAGCAGGAGAGTGAACACTATCGTTTTCCATACTTTCTCCTAACTGTATTATACTCAACAGTTTCTAAGTCATACTCACCATTACGAACATTACGTTTAACTATTAAGCCACTCCACCACATACGTTGTGTATTTCTAGCATAGCTTTCTTTATGATGCAGATAACACCCAGCAGATAACCCTATAACTTTTCTACCTGAAGGAATTGTACACATTGAATAATCAAATAAATGACAATGTCCTACAGTTGAAGATACTTTATTTTTTAATAGGAGAGAACGTGCAACATTGTCCCCACTAATAGGCTTACCCATAATACCAGTAGGATAATTGTGACAATAATGTACACCATGGATTGATATAGGTTCCTGATATGGAATAACTTCCCACCCATACTCCTTAAAGTTAAGGTCTTTTGTACTAATTGTACCATCAAGTTCTGGAGTCTCATCTACTATCCTATCTATTCTATCTTCGTGATTACCAAGTAGCATGACTTTTCTTGATCGTCCCCCGTTGAGACCTTTGTTAAATTTTTCCAATGCGTCATGAGCATGGTCTATATCCTTTTTGTATCTTCTACCTTCAAATGATTTCTTACCCTTATCATAACTCGATAGAGAATCCATACTTGCAAAGTCACCCATGCATACTATGGTAGTTGGTTTTAGATCTCGTGCCATTTTGCCTGCCCACAAGAATCTATCATTGCTTGCTTTGGGGTTGCAATGAGGATCCCCTATTACTAAGTGTGTTGCCATTAGTTTAACTCCTTATCCCTTTTATGTTTTAAGTATTCAATAAAATCAATAACATTATCTTCGTCACCAAATTCAGCTATAAAATTTATTGGCATACCTTTGCTGTGTTTACGATCATCTGTAAATCCTCTTAACCCATACAAGAAAGTTGTATGTGGATCTGATGTCGCCATTTTAATCATACCCCTTGCAATAGTACTACAAAGTTCGTACTGCTCAGTTGACATTTTAGCTTTACTATCTATTACTATACCACAGGTAAAGCCCTTATCCCATGGGGAGATTAAAACTTTTATTGAATTTAGTGCATCAAATTTTTTATCTTTTATCATTTATACCAATACTTTTTATAATTTTCACTATTATACTCTACAGCTTTGTGCTCAAAGCCTCTCTTCATACTCCTTTTACCAAAATCATCTGCTTCTTTTTCATTATTAAATACTACATTTGTATACATTCTGTAATCATTGTCTTTTTTATTTTTAAATAAAACAAAGTACAGCATTACAAAAGGTACTGATGGAGAATAGACCCCTCGAAACTACCCCCCACCTTTCTCCAAAGCATCATCCTTTCTAGGATTATTAACTTCAGTATACCAAACCCACTTAGGGTTCTTACCTTGCGATTGTTGCTGTGGCAACAGTTGCAATTTGCTTCCCCAACAAGGAAGTTTGTATGGGCAAAAAGAACACACCATACCCAAAACTTTATTACCTGTTTTCTTTGTCCTAAAAGTTTCTTCAATTTCGCTATAACATTTTTTAAAAGGTTTTTTATTTTCAAGACTATGCACATTATTTTTAGCAGTTTGAATTGCCTTTGTTTTGTACTCTTCGTCTATCAATGGAGTTTCACAAACCACCCATTCACCAGTAGATTTATTAATTACAATCCACCCACCAAATGGGAGCTTCTCACTCTCACTATATAAATATCCTTGTGGTATATACCCAAAGGCATCGTCCTTAACTATCTCTTCAAAGCCACCACTTGCTCCAAATTTTCTCTCAAAGGAATAAGGTGATGCACTTTTAATATCCCAAATCTTTTTATTAATTTTAACATCATACCTTCCTTCAATGGAAGACCCATTAAACTTATACTTAACACTCTTTTGTTCATCTTCTATTTTTACTCCTGCTGATTTTAAAACAAATATAGATAAGGCTTCAATTAAATCTCCAAATGTATTTCTCATTTTAACATTGTAAGGTTGACCTTCACCTTTTATATTTTGTGCTTCCATTTGTAGTTGGCACAAAGGTCTACCTATGTTGGACATTCGTGGTCTAAAATTAGATCTACGTTCTCCTGTAAACTGTTTGCGTAAGGCACTTTTACATGCCTCACCAAACTCTTCAACCAGTTTATCATAACTGAACCTTATGAAGTATATCATTCATTAGTTTGATAACACTTCAACTGGATCTTCAACTTGTTTTACTACCTTTGCTGACTCACCATCAGAAGATGTTGTTTGACTTTTTTTTGCATCTTTATAAAGGCTAACAACTTCACTATTCTCTGTGTTAATAATATCTTGAAACACAGTTAAAGTTTCCATATCTTCTTTAGACATTTGCAAATTAGCATCAGCATTAACAGAAATCTCTGGTGTGTAATATACATTACCACCTTTTTTCTGTCTTTTAGAATCAATTGAAAACGTAGTTGTAAACATAAGTTTTTTACGTTTGTTAATTTGATCCAACGCAGAACCTACAGGAGAGAAAGCTGTACCAGTTACTCTCCATAATACAGGTAGGTTAGCAAGTGTATGGTCTTCACCATTTGCTTTCGTACCTTTAAAAGATAATAGACCATATAATAATCTATAACATCTTATAGTTCTTTGCTCTGCTAATTGTTCAGGTGTAAGTGATGGTCTTTCCTTGAAAGGAATCTTACCACACTTTGTTCCACCTAGTATATCAATCGCTTCTTCTTTCCAGTTCTTGAAAATAATAGAACGATTTACATACTCACTTTTCTCAGGATTGTAATGCATGTATTGCATCGCACTGATAAAAGGTCTAAAGGTAACTGGCTTACCATAAACATTTTGTCCTACACTCGAATCATAGGTAAATAAATGTCCTACTGGTAATTGATTACCATCGTCATCTTCAGGTGAACGATTAATTCCTAGTCTTGGTATTCTTATACCACTACTAGAACCATCGTCCTGCCCAATCGCTTGCATAATCTGCTCGTTGGACATGTTCTTTATATTTGCTACTTCATTTTCCATAATAGCCCTCCTTATTGTTAGTTATCCTTATATCATACTTTGGGGGATATGTCAAGTGTTATTTTTAAAATCCCCTAATAAAAAATCCTAACAAAACCCAACCTATTAAACCATATACTATTATCTCTAGTATTAACATATCCTAGTCTCCCCATCAGTAATCTCATACGGAAGAGATTCCATACGAGCAAACCACATAATATAACTTTGTAGTTCTTCATCTTCATTTATATATAACTTTGTAGGTACTCCTTCAAAGTCCTGCTTTAATGATTGTAGTTTATCATAAGCCTTTTCCTGCTCATCTTCACCCCAATCATCTATACCTTTATCAAGTATAGGTACGTCTGCCATTATTTACCTCCTTTTATATTTATCCAAGTATTAAGTTTCATTAGTATTCATACCTCTCTATTAAAGCATTCATTCCAATATTATGAACGCACTCATTCTTAAACTCTTCTAAGTTATCTTTAAATTGTTCTTCTGTTTTACTATCCTCTAGGATTCCTTTAACTCTGTCAGCAACATAGAATAAACATACTCTTTGGTCTACACACTGTTTTTGGAATTCTTTAACAGGATCTGTTTTTATTTTTTTAAGTTTTTTATCCATGTGCTTCCTCCTTAGTTATATTTGTACCATCTTCATTTTTTTTCCATTCATAATCATCTGAAACCCAATCAGGATCTTCATAGTTTAAGAATCTTTTGCTTGTATCAATGTCTTCATCATCACGGGGTAGACACTCTTCTATTTTTTTCCATTCTACAGGCTCATCACCTGACATATCATTAACATGTTTCCCTTTAATAGTTTCTCTAAAAGTTTCTCCATAGGCATCAACTTCTTCAACTTTAACACACTCTTTTTTCTCTAGGAGTTCTTCAGCTTCTTCTTTTGTCTTGGCAACTATTTCATATTCCAT